TGCCAGCTTGTGGGATTACCATAGCTTTGTTCTTGGCTGGTGCACGCGATGTGGTAGCCAATTGGTTATGACCAAATGTCAGAGCGCGTTCTGCGCGGTCTTCTGCGCCTTCAACTGTTAGGTGGTCTTTGAAGCTTTGTAGTTTGGTAGCCATTTATAGTCCCATCATTTCTGTTATTCGTCGTTTATGTTGTGCTGCTTTTAATTTTTCTCTATGCTCACATGAAAATATTCGTTTAGACATTTTCAATTTAGATTCTTCTGAATGATGAAATCCAATTTTCGATTTTGACATCTTCATTCTCGATTCTAAAGAATGTGTATGACCTAGATGATTTGCTTTTCCAACACCAGCACGAGATAATTTTTCTTTATGCTCGTTGGTAAATTCAATTCCAATTGGTCTTCCATCAAACCCGTTCTCATATTGCAAGTTCAACCAAACATCCGATTCAACAATATTTTGTTTCTCAGAGAAATTCAATGCAAATTCGGTGCAAGATTCTTGGTCGAGAAACAAGCAGTACCATAAAGTCACAACGTGTTCTTTTCCGTGTTTCTTTATGTGGTTCTTCCAGTGTAAACCAGAACCTAGATATTTTTCTGGGTCTTTGGTTGTTTTACCGAAATAAAGTTTTTCTGTTAACGTATGCTGTTTGATATACAGATATGTCGGTATAAATAGATTGCTGGACATATAGTTCCTCCGAATTATGTTGAATGTCTAGAGCCTATAGATGCTGATACATCGTGATAGGCACTTATATTTATGGAAGTTTTATCTTCATCATGTCTTGTTGGGTTTTACTGAATGTGTCATTATTCCAATGGATTCCGGCTTTTGTTGCCACAGATAACATGCGCCCAATAATCTCCCAACCCTGCGGAGTTAATTGCGATAATCTTAATTTCTGAACTGCTTTGTTGATTATCGCTGTAGGGTCGATTCCAGTTGGGGTGTCTTCTGCCACAGCAGAAATCAGTCTTGCAATCATGTTCTTGTCTGTTGTAGAGAATGCAACACCTTCAATGATTGCATGTTGTAAACAATTCTCTTCAACAAATTCAAGTTTTTCTTGTATTTTTATACCAAATTTTGAGCAATAACGCTTTGCACGTTCAAGCTGAATGCGGGTGTTTTTGAAGTCTTCTTGGATGCTATCTGATGTTGACCCCATGATGAAGTCACATGACTTCAAGCAATTTAGGAGCGCGTACACGTCTTCTGTTGACTTCGATAGTTCTCTGAATTCTTCTGCGAGTTCGCGTGTCAAGTTCTTTGACTTATATCCACGATACTTGTACGATTCTTTGTAGATGCGATTTTGGTTTGATTCGCCTTCGATGAAGTTTAATTCCTCAATCCACACGCGGTGTTCATTTCCATTCTCAACAATTACAGCATAACGTGGGTGAATGTTGATAATTTCACCTTCAACCAAACCGTTTGTAACGAAGTCGCCAACCTCAAGTGCCTCGCCAATCATTTTCTTTGCTTGTTCGCGTGGAACGGACGGGTGGATAAGGGCCAATTGTTTCTTGTCCTTGATTGGAGCTTCCTTGTCATGTAAGAGCGGTTTCACCTTGATGTTCTCGTCTGGATGAGTTGTCTTAAACGATGCAGTCAACGCATCGACCTGATTTGGGTGAGTCATAACTGTGATTGGCTTCTTATCGCCTTTCACTTTGTCTACAGCGTCAAATACGGTCTTAACTTCGCCGTCCTTGGCGAAGAAGTGTTTGTGGTTGCTCATTGCACCCTGATAGAACGCCTTTGTTTCAGGTTTGATATCGGAGGTGTGATAGATGTGTTTCTTTCCGGCTTGAGAAATAGAATTCTCAAGGTTATCAATTTCTTTCCCGGTCACTTGTGGATTCGTCAAAAGGTGAATGACGTGTCCAGCGACAGGTTTCTTGGCTTCGGAAAGGAGAGTTTTTACTGTAATCATTTTTTATTGAACACTAACTTATGTTTTTGCACATCCCAAAAATGGGGTTCTTCATACTGAGCAGAATACTTCTTTTGATTCTCGGCAGATGTGATATCGCCGTGGTGAGGAACGACTTTACGTTGTCTATCCTCTATATGTGTAGTTATGTCTGGATGTTTAGCCAGTTTCATCAACATGCCATGTGCGCTTGGCGTATTCATTTCATCGGACTCTAGAGAGTGTCCTTTGTGAATCAGATGGTGCAACACCTTTCCCATGCTGATTGACGCGCCTTCTTTTTTGGTGATATTCGATACTGCTAGACGGCCTGCTGGTGCACCTTTTTGTTTCTTGTGTCCAATGTGACCAACTGTGTTGCCATCTTTATCTGTAACGTAGGTGTGCTTTCTGGTGTGATAAACTTTGTGTCCATCAACCTCACCATACGAGTGCTTTTCATTGGGCGAATCCAACGTCTCATGCGATGGAACAAGTCCAGCAGGAGTCTTGTGATATTCGATGAGGTATTCGCGCCAATTCTTCATTAGTCAGAAATCTTCCATCCGGCTGGTACGTTGTCAACGGTTCCAAAGTGAACCATCTTTTCTTCATATCCGGTTGTTGGGTCGCGCTTAACGATGGTGTGACGACCTTTTTGTTTCGCCAATGCTTCTTTGATTTGACGAAGCGTGCGCTTAACTCCGGTGGACTCATTCTTTGCAGCTTCGCGCTTGACGCTGTAAGCGATGGCGACTGCCTGTTTCTGAGGTTTACCTGCTTTGATTTCAGCACCGATATTCTTACCGAATGCTTCCTTGCTTGTTGATTTGTCCAATGGCATGTGTTTCTCCCGTATGTGAAATATTTATATTAAATCAACCACGCATGACGTTGGTCGTCATATCCGCTGTCAACATAGTCTTCTGTACCATCTATGAATGAAGGAGCAGCCAACGACTCTTCCATTTCTTTCACGTGGCTTTGGTGTAGCTTTAGGCGGAAGTTTGTATCAGTCAAATCTCCAAACCAAGGCTGTGAGCAAAGCCATGCGTGTAGCCACAATGTGGTAACTGTATCGTCGTGGAAGCCTTCATCGGCCTCATATGAGCCAGTTGTGCTTTGCACGAACGTACTCAACTCGCTAATCATGTCGAAGTCATTGATGATTACTTGGTTGTTCTCAATCATGTCCTTCAAGTTGGCGCAACCTATACGCTTAGTCTTCTTAGTTGTGCGTATACCTGGATATGGGTCAACTCCGGTCTTACCTAGAACATCACCAGATTTAGTCCAGAACATTTCACCTTCATACTCCAAATCCGAATAGATGGTGTCTGCAATTTGTCCACCGATATCATTGATTTCAATTAGCAGATAAGCCATGTTGTACACACGAGCAATCTTTTCAACAACTGATGCATACAGCAACGGAGCAATTTCATTGTCTCTATACGTTGCAGCAATCGTGTGTGGATACGCAGATATGTCGAATACGGTGAACGCAGATGAGTCCAAGTGTCTACCGCGTGACGTATCAACTGCGATGGAGTAAATGTGATTCTTCTCAACCTCAGAGTAAATCTTCAAGCCGTTGTAGTGACCCTTTGGCTGCAATAGTGGTGTGTCATATGTCAGACGTGCAATCGTAGCACCTGTCAACAATGTCATGCTCGAACCCAAGAATTCTGCATCCAATTCCTGTGCGGTTTTTAGTTCACCAAGAACTGCCTTCTGTTCGTTGTACCAAGCCTGTGTACGGTTTGGCATTTCTGTCCAGAGAACTCGAAGCGGTACGAATCCATTCCAATCATCACCCTTTTTGTTGGCCTCATTCCATATTTTGTGGAAGTGGTTGTAGCCGTTTGGTGTTGATGTGATGAAAACCTTTGTGTCTTCACCCGCAGTAATCGTTGGATATACCGATGTGAAGAACGCTTCTGCGATGTTATTTTCAACGAACGCATATTCGTCAATGTATAGCAATTGAATCGACTTACCACGAATACCGCTTGATGATGTAGCAGCACCGAAGCACTTAGAGCCGTTTACGAGAGTGATTGAGCGTTTGTTCCAAGATGTGACACCTTGTTGTAACCACTTCGGCAAACACTCATATGCCAATCTAACTCTGTCCATGATTTCATCGGCAGTTGCTTGCTTGTTACCAAGAATCGCAACGGTCTTAGCGTCATTGAACAGAATGTACCAAATGAAATACGCCGCAGAGACGGTTGTTTTACCGTACTGTCGCGGAGTCATGAACGTTACACGTTTGTTTTTGTGATACGCCTGAATCATCTTTTCCTGATAAGGATAAAGATTCATCAAACAAATACCACGGTCTGGGTGGACAACGTGGATGTAGTTCTTAATGAAATAAATTGGGTCTTGAGAACATTTGAAACGTTCTGCCAACATTTCAGCGGTCATTCCAACCTTAGTATCGCCTTCTCTAAGGTTGAAATTTCCTCTAAATGACAGTGTTTCTAAATGAGCCTCAATACTCTCAGGGATTTGAAGCATTGTTTATAGTTTTGCTTTTTTGAGTCCAGTGATACTCTTCACTGCTTTACCTTCAATAGGTTCTTTGTATTCTTTTCCACGTGCTGCTTCTTGTTCATCTGGGTGGTCAACATCGTAACGTCCAGTTTTAACAATAGAATCAACATGCTTAGACACAGGGTGTGTGAACTCAGCGTGTTGACGCTTGTGGTTTGAAGTTGAGTCCGTTGGTGAAGTCATGATTACGCCACCGTGACGCTTACCATTGCTAGAATACAAACCACCTTCTTTCGATTTGTATTTTTCGCTCATGTGGTGAGAGTCGAACAAGCGGTCATCGGCTGGATGTCCCTCGGTTGGATAACGCTTTGGAATCACATGGTGATTGCTGTAACGATATGTTCTACCGTTTCTTGTTGTGAAACCTGTGTGCGCTTTGTCTTCTGTTGTTTCTTTTCCATTTGCATCATAGTGAGCTTCACTCTTGGTTTTTTCATGACCAGTTAGATGCTCATTGGCAACCGGAGAACTCCAATGACGAACAGTGTGTAGGTGTGCATCCACTTTTTTCTCTTCATCACCATTGCGTTTCAAGTCATTAACCATATATTGGTGACGTGGTTCTTCTTTTTCACCGTTCGCCTTAACAAAGTCTTTTCCAGAAGAATCGCTGGCCTTAACAGTTTGGTTGTGACGCTTTGAATCTCTGCGCACATTCTCACCAATCGTTGCGCCGTTCTTAACTTTTGGCCCAGTGTTTGAGTAAGTTGAACCTTCTTGTCCAGTTTTTGAGTAACGGTTAATCAAAATTTCTGGGCGAGATTTTCCATCAGATTTACTTTTCTCTGAACGTTGCTTGTTGAGTAATGCTACAGCGTGTGCTGTTTTATCATTGTCATTTTCTGCGGTTGTGTCTGGTCTAACTACAACGTGGCCGCCCTTCTCGCCTTCTTTATCGGTCTTAGCCTTATCGCCCTTTGCCGCCTCTTCGCGCAATTCTCCTACTGTTGCGTGGAAAACATCTTTGTGAAGATGTGGGTGGTGTGATGCGTATGTAAGTTTCGCACGTTTAGCCGCAGCATCTTTGTATTGTGCTTCAGCATTTGGGGCAAAACATGTTCCAGTTCTGGTGCTTATTTTTCCAGAAGCATCAACCTTACCACCACATCCTTCGGTTTGACCACGGCATGTATTGATGATGTGATGTTCATGGTCTCCAACTGGATACACTGCGTGACCAGCTACATTTTTGATTGCTGGTGCACTAACGATTGGTTTTCCTGTTTTAGGATGTTTCATTCCCAACATGGTGTCGGTCTTATCGCTCTTTGATAGAACGCTAGATACACCAAGTCTTCCCAATTTTTCTCTTGCGTCTTTTTCCTTCTTTATTTGTTCATGTTCTGGAAGTTTTGCATGTTCTTCTGCCAGAGCCTTATGGCTCTTTTGCAAATCCTTATCACCCATAGGCAAGTGGTGTGGAACTGTCCCATCCGAATTTGGGTGTTCGGCTTGTGCCTTTTTGTGGAACTCCATCAATCCATTTTTTCCTTCCAACATGTGCTTTGGAACTTCAAGTCCAGACACACCAGAACTATTGGATTTTCCACGAACATCGACACGCTTACTATTGTCTGCGTTTGGTTCGATAGATTCATTGGTCGAGTGGGTATGTGTATGACCTGGGTCTGTGATTAGATTGTAGTCACCGAGACCTTCAACATAGTTTTGGTTATGTTGTTCGTTTGACACATCTTTTGGTTCATTTAAAAATGACTTCAACGACAGAAGTGTTCGTTCTTCGATTTTGGTATCTTCTTTTACAGATGGTGTGTCTGTTTTGCGCTTAATCCCATCTCGCATATCATCATAGTCATCCATGAATTTAGTCTGACCGACAGTTTTATCATTCTTTTTTAGTTTTTCTTCTTCATATTCATCACCTGGTGGCTCGATATCTTTGCGGCCTCCACGGTTACGTTCAGTCAGTGCCATCAATTGTTTTAGGGTTGTCATGTTTCGCCTTTCGTTTATAGTCTATTATTTATTCAGTTCATTCAACTGAGTTTGAATCAACTTGTTCAAGTCCTTGCTACTACCAGCGAAGATGATGTTTTGTTGTTCTACGTTTGTACTTGGTTGGTTCTTACCAGTTCCTTTTACAGCCTGAATATCAGCTTTATCCTTGTGTAGATGCAGCAAGTTTTTGTTGATTTCCGAGAGGGTCTTAATCAGACCGCTCAATTCTTTGATGGCTTGTGGATTCTCAGTCTCCTTCACAATTTTCATTGCGATTAGTAGAGCCTCCGCGCCTTTCTCTGCAAGTTCGTAGTGACGGTCTCGTGCGTATGCGTGGTCTTCATCTTCTGCACCTTCTGGTGCAATTGTCAATGAAACTCCTGCTGTATCTATCACTTCAACTGGTGTTACTTCAAATACTTCTGCCATTGTATCGTTCATATTATTGCTTCCATGTCTCCACTACTGTGTGTACAGCTTGTTTGCTTGCGGTTATTGGGTTGACTACAGCTTCGTAGTTCTCCAATTTTCCTTGGTTTGTAGTAACCGCAACTTTTGCGTCTTTGATTTCTTTGGTCTTGTCGGAGATTGGGCCGAAGTAGAACAAAGGAACATTGAAAGTGAACGTTGTGTTGATGAAACGTTGGTCTTCTGTGCTTCCGTTGTAGCTGTCTTCTGTTGTGACATTCATCAACGAAATTGGAATGTCTTTGTAAACGTTGTACTCAGGGAGCAGATTCAGGTTCAACACCAAAGTTGGTTGGAAGAACGGAATGATTTGCTCAATGATTTGAAGCATGTCTTCGTTATCTTTTGTGATAGCGTAAAGATTCACTGTCAAATCATATGGAACCGGATTGTAAATTTTTGTTTGTCCACCACCATTCACATTGGCAATAGAGTAGGTTCCATTGAACCCAATCTTGCGAGTCATGTTTGGTGTCATGCTGGTGATTTCAAATGCCAAACGTGGCAATGTCATCTGGACTTGGTTGGTTGTGTAGTCTGGACGTTCACCAATCATTATCAGCCATTTGTTCTTCGGAGAGAAATCAATCGGCACTTCATATGTTTGTGCCTTAGTACCATCTGCATGATATTTTTCGATTGAGATGTTGCTGAATAGTTCACCAAAAGACACGATGAAACTCTTCGTAGTCTGGTGGTAGAAATGGTTGGCTTTAAAAATTGGGGATGACATAGTTCACCGTTACATGTTGAATGGGTTAGATGCAACAGTTGTATTTATGCTCTGAGCAGGAATTGTGTAATCCATGTTCACGCTGCGAGTTGGTTCTTGCGGTGTTGGGCTTTCTTCCTGTAAGATGAAGTTTCCATCTTCTTGACGCAACGCTACACCAGTTTCTGTCATCAACTGGAAGTTCAAATCGTCCATACTCAATGAAGCAAATGTGTCGATTTCTGGAACTGCTGTCGCAATTGCTTCGTTTTGGTACAAGAAGGATTCGCATGACAAGTAGTACACATAGTTCTTTCCAAGTGAATAAAATTCCATGTCGTGGTCAACAAACTTGATTACCATCAAGAAATTTGTCAATGAATCGTAGATTAGGTCGCCTTCATGTGGGCGCAAGTAGTTTGGAATGGTGAAGCCAGCCTCACCGTTGAATCCTTGTGTGTCGAATTGAGACTTTACTTCTTTTTCCCAACGGTCAACCGCCACAACCAGTTTATAAGAGTTCTGAATTTGAAGACCAAATTTCGAGAACATTTCCTTTTGACCAGAGAATCCTTGAGCGTCCACCATGTACATTTCAAGAGGAATAGCAAGTGTGAATGCTGATACAACGTCTTCTCCTAAGATTACATCTTTGACTTGCGCATCACGAGGCAGATAGTAATACTGTCTTCCGTGCACTTGAATTGATTCGCGGACGAGCGAATTCAGCAGGGTTTGCTCACTGCCTTTATTTGCATGGAAATATGGATTTACGATTGCTGTCATATCTTACCTAAACATTGTTCGGAGTATTTTGATTAGCAAAAAGACCAAATAAGCGTCTCCTACATACACCAAAATGATTTCCATTAGGTCAGTAAAATCAGTTGCAACTATAAATCGAATTAGTTCACTCATCTACCAACCTATCTTTTGTTACCTGAACATATTTTTAACTATTTGCCAGAGTAGGTAAACTAAGAAACTGTCTATAGTGTACATAAACACAAGCCCTACTATGTCTATATTTGTCATCTTTAGCCCGTCATGAATTCCAATGGAGATGTGCTGTAAATAGCTTCACCTTCCAGATATTTGACTTCTTCTACTGCTTCGTCATAGATGGTTTGACCATTGAATGTCACTCCACCCGGTAATTGCATTCCTTGATACTTACGTGTGTTGCTACCCCATTGTTTCTTAACTAAGGCTGTTGCATAACGCTTCAACCAGATATCATCGAGGATTTTTGGGAAGTTCACTTCATCTAATGCACGGTACACTTCTGCGATAACAACATCACCAACCTTAACATCCTGTGTCCAAGCAATGTCTAGATACAAGCGGTTCATACGGCGGTTGAAGCGGAAATCTTTTTCCTTCTTCATTATGAAGTCCAAGTGACCCAAGAATTGTTGCACCCCGTAGAAGTATGCTGTTCCTGCACTGGTCAGGTTTTGGATTTCAGACATCATGATTTGGTAGTTCACATTGAACATATAATCTGATGAACCAAGAATGCTTGTGATGTTCAGAATCTTCTTCACACCAACAACTTCATCGGCAACAGGAATCCAGCCATTGTCTGGGTCTCCGAGTACAATTCCTGAGATTGTGGTTTGAACGCCACCTTGAGTATTATTTGTTACAGTCTGACCAACTGAGAATTTAATCAGACCAACTTGTTTATTGATTGTGATTACGTTTCCCGTAACATCAGAAATCAATGCAACGGTAGCACCATCCAATGATGAGATTGCCGCACCCTTTGTAAATCCTGTTGCGTTTGCCACGGTAATCTTTGTGCCAACGATGATGTAAGACAGGTAATCTCGCTCAATGCCGTCGAAGTGATACTCGTGGTAGTATTGAACAGCCAGGTCGATGTTGTCCTCAAGTTGTTGTGAGTCAACTTCAATCACAATTACAGGTGAACCAAGCTGGCGTAGAATGAAGTCTGCTAAATCTTGTCTTGCGCTCATTATTGTGCCTCTATCTCAATGGAGCCAGTTAATCTTAGAACCTGACCTTTGTTTGTTGTTCCCAGTACATGCACCAAGTAGATGTTTTTATCCACGCCGCCTTGAAGCAAACGAGAAGTCTTGTACGCGCTGAGTATGGTGTCGCCAGTTAGCATGGTTGACGCGGACACATCAATTCCAACCGAAACTTCAATAGACCATACAGCCGTAGCAATATACTCGGTTGGGTCTGAAATCAGATTCGAGAAGTCGTATGTTAAAAGTACGGTTTCAAGTGTGTCTTTGCTGGAAAATTTTGTTATAGCCATGTTGTTTGCCTATTCGTTGATATATTTATCACAACGCAGTTCTCTTTGGAACGCCTGCTACTGCTGTGTAATTTCTCGGTGTTTGTGCCTTTGCTGTGTAATTTCTCACGCGACCAATCAGCAAGTGAGTCTTGCTGGTCACGTCCATCATTACGACTTTACCCGGTAATGAGAGATTGCCAACATCGAGCAAACCAATCAAACCAGCCAGTGTTACGTTTATCTCAGTCTTGATTACATCATTTAGGAAGTATCCATCGGCGATGTATCCGCTGTTGATGTAAGGAAGTACGTTTGTGTTTGTTACGTTGACATAGTTACCAATCGCAGCAACCGAGATTGTTGGGTTCAACGAGTCCACAACCATACTCAATGTTGAGCCAGTTAGAGACGCTGAAACAAGCTGGTATGTTCCAAGATTGCTTGTATAGAACGACACAGAACTTCCAGTTGCAGCAACGCTTATTGAAACTGAATTTATACCTACGGAAGCGGAAACCGAGTTTCCAGCTACAAACATTGAAATACCCGGTGTAGAACTTCCAACGGTAGCATTTGCTTGGCTACCGGAAATTGTGATTGTCTGCGCGGCTGTAATTGTTCCGGCTGCACCTGATATAGCCGAGCCTGCCAACTGAACGCCCAGACTTACGGACAATGAGCCAACGCTGGCTCCTGCTGAACTTCCGGTCAATGCAACAACAGTCGGAACGGTTGAGCTTAGAGTACCAATTCCAAGTGTTATTGCTGAACCACTCATTGCAACGGTGATTGCCTGCGATGCAGATATTGTTCCAATTGACACCGATGTTGATGAGCCTGTTAGGGCTGCTGTGTTCAACTTGGATGCAATCAATGTTCCAGTTGAAACCGATACCGCATTTCCAGAAGCGGCTAATGTCAAAGACAAGACCGTTGTTCCCTGCGCAGCAGTCACTGCATTTCCTATCGCAGCTTTTGAAACTGTTGGAGGTAAAGTTCCTATTGAACCTGACGCAGCATTTCCGTTCAATGCGGTTGTGATAGCCATCGACGAGGCAATAGTTCCGATTGACGCGGAGGTTGCATTACCTAATGCAACTTTTGAAATTGTTTGAGTAACGGAGCCAATTGCACCGGAACCAGCAACACCAGTTAGTGGAACAGACATTGCCACATGAGATGCAAATGTTCCAACATCAAATCCGGCTGCGTTTCCTGTTAGGGCTGCGTTTACAAATACGCCGCTTGTTGGAACCATTGTTCCAATTGAGCCAGCTACAGAAGAACCAGTTAGAGCAATGGTTATAGATTGGAGTGCGGTTACACTTCCGATAGCACCGGATGCCGCTGAACCAGCTATTGTGATTGCGATTATTGGGGTGATGGTTCCAATTGCGCCAGATATGGCCGAACCCGTTATGGCAACGGAAATCAATTGAGATGCAGCTAGAGTTCCAATTGAACCGGATGCTGCTGAACCAGTTATTGCTTTTGAATTTGTTACTGGAAGTGAACCAATTGCTGCGCCAGCAGCAGAGCCAGTTAGTGCAACGGTGACGATTGGAATTGATGAGGCTGTTACTGTTCCAATTGCAACGGACGTAGAAGAACCAGTTAGCGCAACGCTAATTGATTTACCAACACTTCCGATTGAGGCCGATACTGAACTACCCGTTAAACTTGCAGTGTTACCCGCTGCTACAATGGGTGAATCAGCTATCGAGCCGTTAGCGATTGACCCAAAGCCTAACATTTATTTTATCCTAGAGGCCAGCCAGCCGACCAGTCGTAATTCAATACATCATCAACATTATTTAGGGTGTTGACGATATCTCGGTGTTTTCCACTCAAGCCAGCGATTACAGCTTCTAGCATTGATAATTTGTTTGCATTCATTATCACCTTGTCAACGATGACGGTGAGAGGCACACCACGAATATGCGCCTCAAGTGAGAGCATTGGCAATGAACTGTCTGGTGCTGGATATAAACCAGCTTCCGCACGTTTGATTGTCCAACTGGAAGCTTCATATGGAGAAGTGGCAGAGCAATAGAAATATCGCAAGTCATTTGCGAATTGTTCAATGTCGGCACAAACTTTTAATTTCGCTTCGTCTAGAGTGCACTCACCACAAGCACCAATTCCAGAACACCATTGTTTAGATGTGAAGTCGTATTGAATCATGTTTGTTTACCAGCAAGTTATAATTGCAACAGATTCGCCACCCATACCGCCGTTTGCAGCAACTGGTGTACCCGTCAATGAACCACCGTTACCTCCACCACCGCAACCCCATTCACCGAAGCCGCCGATAGAAGCAAC